AAGACCCAACCGTCGAATCCGCAGGCGCCTCTCCCGACACACCGCCTTGAATCTCGAGCCCCATCGGCCCGCGACGACGCCAATAGGGGTCCATCGGCTCGGCGGCCAAGCGCCGGCAAAGGTCCGCAGGCACCACCAGGCTAAAACCGCGCTGCGACCAACAGCGGCACGGGAAATCAGCGCTGAATGCGCACACGGCCGGGTATGGCGCCTCGACAGGCTTCGTCAAGCCGTCGTAGGCCGGGGCGGTGAACGCCAGCCCGGGAATGCGGGCCTGATATTGCGCCAGGTAGCGCTCGACGCTCAGACCGGCCTCAGAGCCACCGACGAAGCGCGAAGGCGCAGGACCTCGCGAGGCCGGAGCCACGACGCCGGACGACGCCCCCGCGGCGCCAAGAGCTGCACCGACGCCACGCGCATGCTCACCGCCACCCGACGCCATCTCGTGCAGCCGCCACCAAACGAGGCCGATCAAGATCGGCACCAGCACCAGCAGCGCGACCAGCAACCACACCTTCGCCGGAATGCGCGCCTTCACCGTGTGAACCTCGGCGCTTTGGTACCACTCAAACGCCGCCTTCGGATACCGCCAGCGATGCTCGATAACGCCGGGCTTGCGCTTCACCTTTTCCGGGTAATCCTGCGCCCCGGTGGGGAACTCGTAGACCGTCGTGTTCTTCGTCCCGAACGCACGCACCACGTGGAAATGCCGATCCACCAGCTTACGCACATGCGGGTCAACCAGCGTCGGATGCTGCGTGATCAGCACCAGGTCAACGCCGAGGTGCCGGTGCGTTTCGAGCCCGCTCACGTGGGCAGGAACCTCGCCCGTGCGCGGCCGGATGCGAAACACCTTCTGGGCCTCGTCGATGACCATGATCGAGCTCGCCGGCAGCTCGAACCACTTCAGCGGGTCATGCTCCAGCCAATCAAGCTTGAGCCCCGCAATGCCGTTGTGGAAGACCTGGCGCCCGTCGCGCTCGGCCTCCTCTTTCCAACGAACGAGCGAGTACAGGGTCTTTCCGTGGCCAGGCAGGCCAGTCACCAGAACGATGGCCATCGCGTCACTTCAGAACCATGGCTTTCAACGCGCCGCCCGTCATGCCCTTGAGCACCAGGCGCGCGGTCAGCGCGGAAATCAAGATGTTGATCGCGGTACCGATCTGCAGGACGCCGAGCACCTGCAGCGTCGTCGGCGACAGCCCAGCCAAGTTGGCGAACACCGAAGACTTCGCCCAGGCCAGCGACGCATCAAGGCCCTTGTAGGCCACATATCCGATGCCGAGAGACAGCAGCACCTTCCCGACCAGCGTGCCCGCAATCTGAACGAGCGCACCAAGCAGCGCGGCGTACCACATACCCTACCCCTTAAAGACGATGAAGACCGCGCCGAGCAGCGCGAACGCAAGAACCGCCTTGCCCACCATTTGCAACGCCGAACAAAAGTTTGACCAGGCGAGCGTCACCGTCTGGCCGGCCACCTGGAATGACTGATCCGCAATGCAGCTCGACGAATACGGGTTCGTTTGATCCAACTGCGACGACAAATCGACGGTCGATCCCCCAACATTCCCAGAGGCCGATGGCGACCAGGTCGGCGTATCCCCATCGGACTTTGCAGTCACCAGGCGGTCGTAATCCGTCTTCGCGTCACCAGTCGTCGGCGAATAGAACTGACAATCTCGCTGATGTTGTTCCTGCGCAATCGCGCACTGGATGGCATCGCCGTCGCAACTAAAGGACGCGGAGCAGGAGCCGCCGAAAGAGTCCGTCGTGTCGGTGGAAGCCGCTGGACAGCCGGCACTTCCGGTCACGCAGTTCGTAGACGTGGAGGTCGACGTGCCATCGCTCTTGGTCGTTGTCGTGGTTGTGGTCGTCGTGCCGTTCGCGTTGTCGGTACTCGACGTCGTCGTGGACGTTGTGCCCGTCGTCGACGTGCCAGACGACGACGTGCTAGTCGACGTCGTGGTCGACGTCACAGGCGTGGTTGAGGTCGACGAGCACGCCACGCAGACGCCTGTGCCGTTCACCGTTCCCCAGCACTTCGTCGCGCCACTGCAAGACGACTCGCCAGGGTCCTGAGTCAGCGCGGCAACAGCACTGCCAGCAGCAGTAGCGGCCGAGCAAGTTTGCCCCGTATTGTGAAACGGACCGATCGCCGCCGCAGCCCCGCCACCGCCGCCGCCCGCGGACATACTCGACGTCACCACACAGCCGTTAAAGCACAAGCTCGCGCCCGCAGCTCCGACATAGCTATACGTGCCAGACATCGTGGTATTGCTGCTACCAGCAACACCGCAATTAGATTGACAAGTCGTGTGCGTCGAGTCGGATGTATACCCAACACCGCAACTGCAATAGGTAGAACCGTCGCTATTCGTCACGATGGTGCTATTAGCACCGCAGGAATCCCCGGTAGTAGTCTTGCCATTCAAATAGGCGTAATAAACGGGATCACCGCCGCCACTACCGTCAGCCATAGTCGGGCATTGATTGTAAGTGGCGACACACCCGGTGCTGGTGGAAACAACCGTCCCATAGAAGCTCCGCTGAGTGTGGGCGTTGTCGCCGCAGACAACCGGCGAAAGCGAAGTCGCAGCAGCACTGCAAGACGCCGCCTGCGTGCCCGGACCGAACCAACCGTTACCCTGATACCACCACTGGAGCCCACTCTGCGACACGATAGAGCCCGACCCCAGCGACGACGCATCCGCAGGCGTAGCGAAGACCATCGGCGCGCAGAACGACAGCACCGCCAACAAGAGCACCGCGGCGAACAGGCGCACCGCGTTCAGTCGCTGAGCACAAGCCATAGGCCCCCCAGCAGCGCCACCATCAACCAGACCCCCATACCGCCTCCCCTCTTGCGTCAACGAGCCACCACACGCTCACGAAAAAGGGGGCCGAAGCCCCCACGGATCACAGCGCGCCGCGAATCCACTTGAACGTCTTGACGCCGACGTACACGGCAAACACCGCCGTGCCCACCAGCGACACCGTCGCACCGGCGGCGGTGATCGACGACGTGTCGACAGTGCTGTCCGCCGCCATGACGAGCACGGAGGAACCGAGAGCCACCGCGCCGACCGCGACCTTCTTGAACATGTTGCGCATATGCGCCCCTTTTTCTAAACCGACCGGGAGAAAGGCGCCCCGGCCTCGCGCCTATTCCTCTTCGGCCGCCTCGCCGCCACGGCGGCCGCGCAGAACCGCGAAAACCGCCTTGAAGCCCCAACCGACCAGCCACACACCGGCCACCGCGCCAGCCATCGCCGCACCGTCAGCAGCGGACCAGGAGAACGGATAGAAGGTGTGCCATTCGAGCGTGTCGCACGCCGGCGGCGACAGCGTCAGCGACGACGTGCCGACCACCGCATCGTTCACGCTGCGGCGCAGCTGGAGGGACGCATCGGCCGTCCCGGTGCACTCGATCACCACCGCCGCAGGCGAACCCGCCGCGTCGACCATGAACGCCGTCTGCGGGTAGTCCCGGCCGCAGGCATACGCAGCGGCCGCGGCAGCGTCATCGAAGCAAAAACCGTTGGCGGCGTAGCCCATGGAAGCGCCCTCTTACGCCGCCTTGAGCGGCTTTGCCGGCGCCGTCTCGATGGGCCGCAGATCGATGACGACTTCCTTCGTCTCGCGCCCATTGCTTACCCGCTCGAGGTCCACCTCGCAGATCATCGGCATCGGGTTGTGTTCGATCCGTTTCAGGATCGACGGATCGACCTTGAGTTCCTCCGTCGCGTAGCCCTCGGCACGCTGGTCGGCGTTGTTGCGCGAGCCGTCCATCTTCACGCGAACGAAGACCTTTGCGCTGTCGATCAACTTGCCGTCGATCGTGCCCTTGAAGCGCTTGAATCCGGTGATTTCCATTCGAGACATTGGTTAGCCCTTTCTAGGCTGCGTTGAACTGGTACCAGTGGGGGACCTCGGCCGGGCGCAGTTCAATCACCCGGACACGTGGTTTGAACGGGGCCACGTTGGTGACCGCGATATCGATGCCGTACGGCAGGAGCGCGTTGCGATGGCGATAGAACGTTCCATTCGACATACGCTCGCGCAGCCGCATTCCGGCCATGTAGTCGCGCGCCGTGCCGCGCAGAGCGCGCGGCAACTCGTCGAGGTCATCCGTCGCCTTCTCGGCACGCGTCATAGCGCTACGGTGCTCTTCAAAAATGCTCACAAGTTGGCCCATGGCCCACCCACTTTCATAGTCGCCTAGATACGCGGCCCCGCATTCGGTCAAGGCGTTTGACTTCAGGGTTCCCTCAAGACGCACCACGCCCCGCGCGGCGCAGTGGTCGACCAATCGCTGATCCTCGCAACCGTGCGCGATCAGCTCTTTGTGCTTCACGTAGCACTTCCAGTAGGCACGACGAGAGCCGGCGCCCCAATCGACGGTCTCGCCCTGAGCGAGCACACGGCCAGACTTCCGGCCGACGTGCTGCGAACCCAGGTACTCCATCACCGCGTGTGCCTGGTCAGGCCCGCCGGCCTCGAAATTGGCGGTCAAGTCGATACGCGACACCCGCGCACCAGACCACACCGTTCGCACCGATCCACGCCGAATCTCTTCGCGCTTCGCGCCGGATGTGAACGGCGGCAACCCGAGCGACGCCAGGATTCGATTGATCCGGGACAGGCACTCCCAGAAGTCGAAGCCGAACACGTTGTCGCGCCGACCAAATCGCGAGACGTTGCCGGAGAAAACCACGCGAAAACCATCGCAGGTGATCGATACCGAAGTCTCGTGTGACCCCTCCACCTTGCGCCGCTTGACCGTCTTCCACTCGATCTCGCCAGCTTCATCGACGGCCCAAACACAACCTGAATCGACCGCCGGCAAGCCACCAGCGGGGTGTGCCTGGGAGAGGCTCAACCAGTCGCAGAAGAACGGCAGATTCCCATTTTTGGGAATTTCGGGACGTGTTACTAGAACGTCCCGACCCGCTTCGCGGGTAAACCCCAATGCATCAGCGCCTTCGGCGCGCTCGCGCGGCAAAGCCGCTGCCGCGCGCCGGGCGGCGCCGGGAAAATGCGGCTCCAGGCGATGCAATGCAGCGGTCATCGGCCCGCCCCGCTGCGCGCTCGGCTTCCGGGGCGCACGCGTTCAACAGTTGCCCGGGGCCGCACCTCGGACCGGGCCTGAACGGCCCAATCCGAACGCGCGGCGGTTGCGTGCGGGGTGACGGAAATACGGCTTTGAGAGCGCGCAGGAGGCGAACCAGCCCGCAGGCACCGCGCCCGCATCAAGCAGCCCGGCAAGGCACCATCGCTGCGCTGCCACGGGCAGCAGGCCAGGACACCCGCACTGTGGCCGCGAATAGGCCCTGCAGCACGCGGACAGGCCATTACTGGGGCAAAGCCCCAGCCCCCCGAGCGCTTCGCGATCACCGCCGCCCCCGTTCCGCCTGGCGGAGAACATGCAGGACCCGATCCCGGGTCTTGCTGCGCACCCGCATTCCAGCCTCGACGCGCCGGACCACTTCGCGGCAGAAGCCGGCCAGGTCGGCCAGACGCTCCTGCGTCATGCCGCAAGCAAGCCGACGCTGCGCCACCACCCTGCCCTCGTGCACAGGAAACCGCTTCGGCACGCCGCGCGGCGTACCACCAACCCGGCGCGGCGGCAGCTGCACGACCTGGTCGAACACCGAGAAGCCGCTCACAGGTCGACCCTCGCGCCAAGCCCCAGAGCTCGAAAGATCGCATCCGCGACAACGCAGCCGGCACGCCCGTGAACCTCAAAGCGAATGACAGAACGCTTCGACACGCACGCCAACAGCGCAAGCTCACGCTGGGTCAAATCGAGCGCGATCCGTGCCGCCCGCACCACTGTCGCAATCTGCTCCGGCGAATACGGCCCCCGTCGAGAACCAGGCTTCACCCCGCGCTTCACGCCGCCACCTCGCAAACGCATCGACCGTCACCGGAACACAGCCGGGTGTGCCTGGCTGCACACCACTTTTCGCCTGCCTGGGTAGCAACCTTGAAGAACTCCCC